GTATTCCCATCAACATAAGCACCGCCATTTAGTCTATAAGGTACTTTTAAATTGTAAATACCCGCAGCATCAGCATCCGTTAATATTGTTTGTATTGATACGTTTGCACCTGCTAAATCAACATATTTATATCTTATTGTTTTTGTTGCTGTTGCATCCCAATCAATTAATAAATTAAAATAAGGTACGTTTTGAGTACTTGAAAAAGTAGTAGCTAATTCATTTGTCAATATATTAATTATTGGGTTTGTTAAGTAAATAGCTGTTTCATCTGTGCTTTGATTTGCACCCAAATTAGGATTTGTAAATCCATTCACTCCCACAAAGTCCAAAGTTTCTATTTCTGTATAAGTGCTATCATCTTCAGTATAAAAAGTAATTACTTCAACTAAACAATACATTTCTTTTTCTTCAATATCTTCTAGCAATACTGTTTGCGGTTTTATGTTTACTATAAAATCCTTTATGTATGGAGATATATTGTAATACGTTTCCGTTTGTGTTATCGATGGTATTTGTTTTGATAAAGTATAGGTTGGTTCGGTTGGTTTAGTATCGCCATTATACCAAACTCTTAACTCTAACTTAGTTCTAATCTGCAACGCTTCATCGATTGAAATAGTATAAGGACTTCTTATGTATATTACTTTCATTTTATATCTTTTAAACTTGATTGCATTAAACTTTCAACATCTAATGCAAATGATTCTATTAATTCTTTGTCTATGTATTTTTTATATCCTGCTTCAAATGGTGTAGTAAAAAACAAACTAGGTTTTAAACCTCTAGCCCAAATGTTTTTAGCTATTATAATTCCTATTGTTTTATAACTACCTTGCTTGAATTTTCCTTTGTCGTCTCTTAATCTTATATTCTTTCTTTTAGCCCATAATTCAAGTGGTAAACTGGGCGGTCTTTTACCTTTAAAACTAAACGGACTATTCGGTGCTTGTTGTCCTTTTATCTTTGCGTTTTTAGATACTTGCGACGGGTCAGAACCTTTTACACCTTTGTCCTGAAATTGTCCGTACATAGGCATTGAAAAATTTAAACCTATACTGTTTGGCCCTACAAATACATCGCCTTTAATTTCGTTGTATAAACTACCTGTATCTTTCTTTCCACCTTTAGTTAAATTACTTCTACTTTGTTGTATAACGTAATCTCTAAATTTCTCTAAAACTAATCTTGTTTTTTCTATTTCACGCATCAGCAAATAGTTGTATCGTTTGCAGTTTCTAAATTAAAAGTAATTGTCCATCCTACTAATTTGTTTTCAAACCTATCACTAAATGCTTCATAGTTTGCAGAACCATTTAATTGATAACCACTTTGGTATAAATCACCACGACGCATTGATTCTACAAATCGTTTTCCTAGTTCTAATTGTGTGTTAAATATATCTTGCTCGTTGTCATTATCCAGCCACAAGTCAGATGATTCTTTTGGTGATATATCGCAAACATCCATAAGTAATACGGATATATTAAAAATATTGGTATTGCCTGTTGCTGATTCTGCTACTGTATTAACTATAACGTGAGCCAAAGGAAATATAGTTACTTTGTTTAAATCTACGTTAAATAAATCGCCAGTAGATACGTTGTTAATTATACCATCATTAAGTAACGATTGTTTTATTGCTTCAGTAACTTTGTAGTATGTTCTCATTATTTTATTTTTTCTATTTCTAGTTTTTCTTTCTCAAATGTTAGATATGTAAACGCTGCTGTCAATCTTAATTTAGACACGTTTTCAAACTCAATGATGTTTCCTTTAGCAAGTGCGTAATAGCTTGAATACCATCCCCATTTAACTCCGAATTGTGCTTCTCTAGTAAATGATGTAGTGTTTTGTCCGTCTCCAAATAGTTCGCTGTATATTTCAGTAATTCGCTTAGTAAATTGAAAAAAAAAACAGTTGCACTTAATACTACATCTAAAGGCATTGACTTCATTAACTCGCTATATTCGTGTGAGCCATTATATTCTTTTATTAAGTAGTTGTTTAATACTTTTTTTGTTACTGGTCTATAAAGTACTGCCATAGCTTTATGCATATTATCCCAGTCTGATATGTAATTATCCAAGTCTGTATATTCACCTAAAGTTATTTCATCTAAATTAGGAATGAATCCGTACTCAACTCCATTATGTTTAAATGTTCTAATTAACTTATCTGTGTTTGTTTTAAATGTTTCTTCTAATCTTAAAAGTATATCGTTAATATCTTTCATTTTCATTAATGATACTTCTAGTAAAGATACACCACAAAATATCTCAATCATTTTATGATTTAAAAAAGTAGTGTCTTTATTATCTTTTGCAATGCTTAAAAACTTTTGATATTGTTCTAAAGTTATTTCGTTTAGTGAAGTAGGAATGGAAATACTTAAATTCATATTATATTTTTTATTAATAATAAAATAAAGTCAATATTGTATTAAGCTAAATTGCAAAGCAATTAAAATAAAAAAACCCTTACATTTCTGTAAAGGTTAATTGAAGTAGGTAAGGCAAAAAAGGTATTATATTAAATCCAAATAAATATTAGTAAAGTGTTGTTTATATTTGTTTCTAAATATCTGTTCTGCTCTTGCTGGTGTAGTTGCCTGTATGGTATGCGTAATAAAATCTTTTTCGTCGTTACGTCTAAACCACCCCTCAACTTTATATTCTTTCACTATTTGATAATCAGGCATTGAATCTAATATGTCTGAATTAAGAACTGGCTCTTTGTATTGTATTGCTTTGTAATAGTTAGCACCATCTTTTATCCACATTACATTGTTTCTCCCTTTAATTATTTGCTTTTCCATTTGTTTGTTTTTACAAATATATAAACATTAAATTAAAATTATAGTAATTAACATAACTTTAACATTACTTTTGATGTAAAGATAACCCCTAATTTTAAGTGTTATCCTACTGCAAAAGGTAAGCACTTGCAATAGCATACATTTGTTTCATCTTTTTAATTTGTCCTATATTAGCAGGTAATTGTATATCCACTTCTATATTCTTTTTATGGTGAATGTAGCATTGTATTGTAGCTATTATTTCTCCGTATGTCATTAGTAGATAAAGTAAGTTCCTTTGTTTGGGTTTTCTAATTGGTAACCTACTGCATAACGTAACGCATCAATTAAATGGTTATGATTATCTATTGGCGTATTTGATTTCTTTTCTAACCAGCAGTAGTTGTTTAACTCCTTTATTAAATTAATTGATTCAGGTGATATAATCAAATCATAATCTAGTAGCAAAGATATTCCATAAGTAACAGAACCTTGCCCTTTAATTGCTGGAACTATATTTAAACCCGATGTTTGCAGTTCGCTAATTAATCTAGGTTCGGCACTATCAGCTACAATTAAACTGTCTAAACAATGTTGCTTATTTAAAGAGTGTATTTGCGACGTTGTTAATGATTGTAAACAAAACCTTTCGTTAATATAAATTCGTTTGTTAGAAACGTCTATATTGCATTCTACTAATGTTGTAGGGTCATTACTAAAACCAAAATCTTGTCCGAATACAGATTTACCTACTTGTTTGTATTCACCTATTGTCCAGTTAGTAAATATAACTCCCTCGGCTTTGTCTAGCCATCCACCTAATATTTGATGTTTATATTTCTCGGGTCTTCTATTCTTAATATTCTCAATTTGATTTATAAAAGATTCTGAAAGGTTTGTGATGTTATCTAAATACGTTGTGTGAATGTAAGTGGTATCGCCTTTTATTATATTGCTTCCTGCTTGTATTCCTTTATCTTCAAAAAACTTTTTATAAATAAAGTGTTCTTTTGTTGCTGGATTCAAAACTAATAAAACTCTATTTTGTATTCCTTTTGTTCTGATGCTAAAATCTATCTTTTCAAATGTTTCTTCATCAGTTAGTTCTTCCGCTTCATCTAATACCCAAGTAGTAACACCAGCCAAAGATTTTAAGTTAGCAGTTTGTGTTCCACTACTTGTTTTAATTCCTTTAAATAGTATTTTAGACCCTGTTTTTAAATTAATGATTTCATCTTTGGTTATATAAAAATCATTCGTTAAATCGGCTGATTCAATTTTATCTATAAATTCAGGTATAATAGATACATTTGCAGAAGTCAATGTATAACGTGTAAACAAAATAACGTGTCCTACCTCGTAAGTTAATAGCAGCAGAAAAGAGTTCAAAGAATATGATTTCCCTGAACCTCTACCGCCAGTAATTACAAAATATCTACTTTCAGAACCTAATAGATTATATTTTTCATTCAGGTTTATTTCCAATTTTAAATATATCTTTTATATTAAAATCATTTATGTTATGCGTAGCTTCAATAGTTTCTTTTGGTTTACCAAATATATGCTCTGCAATAAATAACTGTCCACGTTGTGATTCCATCAATGTATTCTTAACGAATGCTATTTTAGTTTCTTCTTCAGTTTCTTTGTTGTATAGTTCACCTAATGCTTTTAGAAAAATGTTATTTACTTTTTCTTCTTCTACTTTAGGT